CCCGGCTGCGCGTGCTGGCCAACGGCGTGATTGTGCCGGGTGCCTTCGAGGCGGAAGTCCTGAGTAACAGCCACTTTGCCGCCGACCGCTTCCGGTTGGGGCTGGCGCTGTCCGCTGACCCGACGCGGGGAGCCGCATGGTGGGCGGATCAGAACGCTGTGCTGATCGATATCGCGATTTCACTCGATGGAGCCTACGTGAACCTGCTGCATGGCGCTGTCGACTCGGTTGAGATCGATCTGCTCGGCGATGCGGTGCGGCTGACCGGGCGCGACCTGAGCGCGGGGTTGATCGAGGCGCGCGCGCAGGGGACGTTCGCCAACCAGACGTCGAGCGATATCGCAACGACCTTGGCGTCACGGCATGGGCTATCGGCCGACGTGCAGCCCACGACGACGCCGGTCGGGCGCTATTGGCAGCTGGAGCACGACAGCCTGGTGCTGGACGGATTTGCGCGGGCGACCACGGAGTGGGACCTGCTGGTGACGTTGGCGCAATACGAGGGGTTCGGCGTCTGGGTGCAAGGCACCACGCTGCATTTCCGCGCGGCGGACATGTCGGTGGCCCCGGTGGTGCTGCAGATGGCGCAGCTCAGCGCGCTGCGCCTGGAACGGTCGCTGACGCTCGCGCAAGGCATCCAGGTGACAGTAAAAAGTTGGCACAGTCGGGCCGCGCAATGTTACGTGCAGACGGCGTCCGCCAACCAAACGAGCGAGGCAGGCGGAAACACGCTGAACTATGTCTACATCACACCCAATCTGACACCGGATATGACACTGAGGTTGGCGCAACAGCGACTGGACGAGCTGACCCAGCACGAGCGGGTGATCGTGGCCGAGATGCCGGGCGAGTTGTCGCTGGTGCCCGGACAGCAGTTCCTGTTGCAGGGAACCGGGACAGCGTTCGATCGCAACTACCGGATCAATTCGGTTGAGCGACGGTTCGACGTGGCGCGCGGCTTCACCCAATGGCTGCGGGCGTTCAGTGTCGGTGCCAGCACGTAGGCAGCAGTAATATGGCGGACCCATGGAACGGTTTCTGAATGTACTGAAGGCACATGCGGCATCGCTGGATCGTTCGCTCGGGCAGCCCCGCTTCGGGGTGGTGGCGAGCGTCGATCCGGCCCGTTACGCGGCGCGCGTGTCGTTGCAGCCAGAAGGTGTGCTGACCGGCTGGCTGCCGGTGCTGTCGGCGTGGGCCGGGGCGGGGTGGGGCGCGGTGTGCCTGCCGGCGCCGGGCGACCAGGTGCTGGTGGTGCCGCAGGAAGGCGATGCGGAACACGGGGTGATTGTCGGCGTGAGCTACAGCGATGCGGCCCGCGCACCGGCGGTACCGGCGGGCGAGGTTTGGCTGGTTCACCGTAGCGGCGCAGCTCTGCATTTGTGCAACGACGGGACGGTGCGCATCGCCGGCGATCTGCATGTCGCTGGCGATGTCTACGACCAGCAGGGCTCGCTGGCGCGCCTGCGGGGGCATTACGACGTGCACACCCATGGCAGCCCTGGTTCACCGCCCAGTCCGCAGGACTGATGGCCGGCAACCTTAGCGGAGCGATACGATGTTCGATCTGGCGCACCAGTTCGGGTCCGACCTTTCGGTCGGTCCGACCGGCGACGTGGCGACCGTGAGCGGCTCCACGCTGGGCCAGCAGCGGGTGCTGCGACGGCTGCTGACCAATGCCGGCGACTATATCTGGCAACTCGGCTACGGCGCCGGTCTCGCGCAATTCGTCGGCCAGCCGGCGGATGCGATGCGCATCCGAGCGGTGATCCGCAGCCAAATCTTCAAGGAGACGGCGGTGGCACGCACCCCGGAACCGACCATCGACGTGGCCTCGGATGGCGCCGGCACGGTCTCGGTGCAGGTGAGCTACGCCGACGCCGAAACCAAACAGACCCAGCTGCTCGGCTTCACCCTCAGCGACGGAGCCTGATCCCATGCAGTTGCAGCTGCAGACGTTCACCAGCTTGGTTTCGGCCGCGGCCGCCGCGGTGCAGGGCTCGGCGAAACAGCTGATTGACCTGACGGTTGGCTCAACGTTGCGCGCGTTGCTGGAAGCAAGCGCTTCGGTCGGGCTGTGGATGCAGTGGCTGATCCTGCAAGTGCTGCAGATGACCCGGGCGGCTACCAGCGCGGGCACCGATCTCGACAGCTGGGTGGCCGATTTCGGTCTGACGCGGCTGCCCGCGGTGGCGGCAACCGGGGCGGTGACGTTCTCGCGCTTCACGGCGACGAACCCGGGATTGCTGCCGCTTGGGACGCAGGTAAAGACGGCCGATGCCATGTTGGCCTTCGATGTGACGCAGGATGCCACCAATGCCACCTGGAACGCCACGCTGAACGGCTATTTGATACCAGCCGGCGCGGCCAGCGTAACGGTGCCGGTGGTGGCCGAGGTGGCCGGCAGTTCCGGCAACGTGCAGGCCAACACCATTACGCTGATCTCGGCCGCGATCCCTGGGGTTGACACCGTGACGAACGCGCTGGCGTTCCCCAATGGGATCGACGCCGAGACCGACACGGCGTTGCGGGCGCGGTTTCAGAACTACATCAACACTCGCAGCCAGGCGACGGCAGCCGCGGTCGGGTATGCGGTGTCGTCGGTGCAGCAGGGGCTCAGCTGGACCATCCGGGAGAACACCACGGCGGGTTCAGTCGACACACCCGGCAATTTCGTGGTTACGGTGGACGACGGGACGGGGAATCCGGGCAGTGCTTTGCTGGCGAACGTGCAGACCGCCATTGACGCGGTCCGGCCGGTGGGGTCAGCATTCCAGGTGCTCGCGCCCAACGTGGTGGCGGCGAACATTTCGCTGACGGTGACCGCGGCGCCGGGCTACACGCATGCGCAAGCAGTGGCGGCGGCTGGAAAGGCGCTTACGGCGGCAGTGAATGCCGGCGGGATGGGCGCCGGGTTCATGTTCGGCGCTATTTATCAGGTGGCCCTGAACTGTCCCAGCGTGGCCTCCGTCGAGGCCGTGACGCTGAACGGCGCGACCTCCGACCTGGCCGCAACGCAGGCGCAGGTCGTCCGCGCCGGCACGATTGCGGTGTCCTGACATGGCAACGGGAGATCAGGCCGACATGGTGTCGCGGCTGCGGGCCGTGCTGCCGGCGCGATGGTTCCCCGACACGGCGGCGGGTGCCGCGAGCAACACGCCTGTGCTTGACGCCGTGCTGGCCGGTATCGGCTATGTGTGGGCCCAGGTTTACGCGCAGCTGAGTTACGTCACCCTGCAAGCGCGCATCGCGACCGCAACCGACGTGTTCCTGGACATGATCGGGATAGATTTTTTCGGTACTGCAATGCCACGCCAGCCGTCCGAAGGCGACGCCCATTATCGGGCGCGCCTGCAAGCTGCAATGCTTCAGCCACGAGGCACACGGGCGGCGCTGGTGCGGGCACTGGTCAATCTGACCGGCCGCACGCCAGTGATCTTCGAACCCGCCCGCCCGACTGACACGCGCGCCTGGGGCGTGGCATGCGGCTGGGGGGTCGCCGGCGGCTGGGGCAGCCTGCAAATGCCGTTCCAGTGCCTGGTCAGCGCGTTCCGCCCGCAGGGCGGCGGGGTATCGGTCGTCGCGGGATGGGGCGTTCCGGTCGGCGGCTGGGGGGGCGGGGCGATCGAGTATGCCAATGAGTCGTTGGCGGGGGGCGAGGTAAGCGATGAGCAGATCGCCGCCACCGTTGCCGGGGTGATGCCGGCCGCCACGATTGCCTGGATGCGAATCTCCAACTGAGGGCCACCAATGGACCGCACGATCGTTTATCCGGGCAGCATTCCGCTTGACACGGATCTGCTGCGACTCAACCGCAACACCATGGTGGCGCTCGGCGCGCTGATGCGGGCGGTGCTTGGAACCGCGACGGTGGTGGATGGGCTGAACGTCACGCCGACGACGCCGAACTCGCTGTCGGTGGCGGTCGGGCCGGGCAGTATTGCCGCCTTGGCGGTGGTGGATTCCGCGCCGTTCGGCTCGCTGCCGGCGGATGCGGATGGGTTGGTGAAGATGGGGGTGAACCTGGAGTCCTCATCGCTGACCCTTTCGGGGCCGTCCGTGGCCGGTCAGAGCGTGGCCTGGCTGATCGAGGCGGCTTTTGTCGAGACCGATACCAATCCGGTGGTGCTGCCCTATTACAACGCGAGCAATCCGACCCAGCCCTGGCTTGGGCCGGCCAACGCGGGGACCGCGCAGCCGACCTCTCGGGTGCAGCAGGTGCAGTTGCAGGCGCACCCCGGTGTGGCTGCCGCGACCGGCAGCCAGCTTCCGCCGCCCGTCGATGCCGGTTGGGTGGGCCTCGCGGTGGTAACGCTGGCCTATGGCCAGAGCGTGGTCGGGCCCGGCGACATCGCGCCGCTGGCGAACGCGCCGCGGCTGCAATACCCACTTCCCAACTTGCGGCCGGGATTCGCATCCCTGCAGGCGTTCACGACGAGCGGCGTGTTCGTGGTGCCGAATGGCGTGACCCAGGCCAAAGTGACGGTTATCGGCGGCGGCGGGGCGGCGGGGACGAGCAGCATCGTGCCGGGCGGCGGCGGTGGCGCTGGCGGCAGGGCGGTTGGAATCGTAACCGGGCTGATGCCCGGCGGTTCCATATATGTAACGGTCGGTGGTGGTGGCGTGGCATCGGCGACGCCGGGCGTGGGCGCGGGTGGCGGCACCTCAAGCTTCGGGGCGTACCTGTCGGCGACCGGCGGCGCCGGTGGCGGTGGCGGGACCACCAACCAGCAAAGCGCCGGTGGGGCGGGCGGCAGCGGCGTGGGAGGTGCAGTCAACGAGGCGGGGGCATATGGCACAGACTGCGTGCTGGTGGCCGGACGTGGCGGTGATGGCGGTGGACCGGGCAGTGGCCGCGGCACCACGGGGGTATTGACCGGTATATCGGCCGGTGGCCCGGGCGGTGGCGGTGGCGGTGGGGGCTGCAACCCGCCGGGCGGCGGGACCGGGGCGGTCGGTGGCAACGGGGCGTCCGGGCTGGTTGTCGTGGAATACTGAATCTTTGCGTGTTGGACAAGCAAAGGGAAGTCATAGCATGAAAACGTATGCGCGCGTCGAGAACCGCCTAATCGCGGAGATCATCAAAACGGCGTTGGACATCCACACGTTATTTCACCCGTCGCTGCAATGGGTCGATGTAAGCGGGAAAACCGTGCAGGTGGGCTGGCTGCAAGGCAACGACGGAACATTCGCGGCGCCGCCGTCCGCGGAGCCTCCTTCGTCAAGTGTCGCCGGCCTGCTCGCCGAGATCAGCGCGCTGCAATCGCAGGTCGCGCAATTGCACGTCGGCTGAGCAAGTCCGCGCATTCACCTTTCGTCGCCGTGTCCGCCGGTCACGGCCATCGAGAATTGCGGCTGTTGAACGCGCGCGAATCACCGGCCTGCATGTTCTGGGGAGCAACCCGATGTCCACCGTCGCCCCGCAAATGGCCCGTCCCAGCAACGCGCGACGCGTGGTGCTCGACGGGTTCGTCCCGGTTCCGATCGGCAGCCTGGCGACGGCGCCCGATCCGCTGTCATGGCCAGCGAAGGACCCGGGAGATATACTGGACTACGAGTTCGACATCTCGCCGGCTCTGTCTGGCAACGACCGGGACGGCATTGCCACGATTGACGTGGTGATCGCGCCCGGCGGCACGGGTGACCTGACGCTGACCTCGGCGGTGGCCGACGGCAGCGTGGCGGTGCTTTGGCTTGCCGGTGGCCAGATCGGAACGGTGTATTCCGTGCAAGTGACGATCGGGACGACGGCGGGCCGGACGATCGGGCGGGCGATCTATCTGCCGGTGCTGGCGCTGGTGTCGGCACAGCCGCCGACCAGCACGCTGACCACGACAAGCGGGGAGGTTCTGGTGGATCAGGCCGGCAACCCCGTTCTGATCGGAGGCTGAACGGATGCCCACGATCGATCAGCTGGATGCGGCGGCGGCCTCGGCCGACACCGATGAATTCCCGGCCAGCCAGAGCGGGGTTGCCCGCAAGGTGACGCGGGCCCAGATCGTGGCCGGCCTGCAGCCGACGCTGGCGGTGCCGCAGGCAAGCCTGCTGGGGCGGAACAGCGCGGGCACAGGCGCGCCGGAGCGGGTGGCGCTCGGGGCGGGGCTGTCGCTTGCCGGCGGCGTGCTGTCGGCAGTGCCGCCGGTCCAGGCCTTTTCCACGCTGCCGTCGGCCGGACCACCGGGCGGCGGCGATCTGGTGCCGCTTGGCCAGAACGGCCAGAATATGGCGCTGCCATATGCGCAGTTCATGGCGGGACTGTCCGGGCTGGCGGGTGTTGGTGGCTCCGGTCTGGTTGCGCTGCCGAGCGGTGCCACCGCGTCGCGTCGGCTGGCCGACCTGTTTGCCGATTCGGTCGCGGTCGAATCGTTCGGCGCGCATGGCGACGGGGTGACCGACGATACCGCTGCGTTTGTCGCGGCGGTGGCGTCTGGCCGGCCGGTGCGGTTGGGCCATGCGACCTATGTGGTCAATGGCCAGTGGACGATCACCCAGCCCGGCACCGTGCTGCTCGGCACGCCGGGGCTGAGCGTGCTGCGGCGGGCCAGCCAGAGCGGCGGCGCGTGGATTGCCATCCAGGCGGACGGATTCCGCGCCGAGGGCGTGGTGTTCGACGCCAATAATGCTGCAGTGACGCTGGAGAGCTGGGGGGTGCAGGTTGGCACGCAATGCCTCACCTCCGACTTCCATCGCTGCGCCTTCCTGAACGCGAGCGGGCCGACGCTGGGTTGCGGCCTGGTCTTCCTGGCCACCGATCCGGTGATGTGCCGGCATGTGGTGCGTGACTGCGAGTTCGCCGGCAATGCCGCCCACGGCGTCTGGGTGCAGGCCTGCGACGGCGTGCTGGTCGCGGAGTGCCGTGCCCACAACAACGCCGGCTACGGTATCTGCGTGGACTATAACGATCCCACCTTCAAACAGCAGGCGCACCTGGTCCAGGTGATCGGCAACCGCTGCTGGGGAAATGACCGGGGCATCGGAATAGGCAACTTCAACGCGACAAATACCACCCCGCCGGTCTGGGGGCACGCCAACCCGGACGTGCTGATGGTGCTGGTGTCCGGCAATCTTTGCCATGACAATGCCAGCTATGGCATCGCGGTGTCGGGCTGGGGGCTGGTGGTGCAGGACAACCTGCTGTGCAACAACGGTCTGGCCTCGCTGTCGGGGGCCGGGTTGCTGGCCAATGCGGATCATTCCCGGATAATCGGAAACACGGTGACCGGGGCGCCCGGTTTCGGCATTGACGCCGGTGGATCGGTGACCTGCGACGTGTCGGGGAACACGGTCACACAGGCCAGTATCGGCGTGAACTGCGGCGGCAGCACCAACCTGCGGGTGGATGGCAACGTGATCCAGGACTGCACTTCCTGGGGCGTGGTCGTGGAGAACGCGGAGGCGGACGCGAACGGCCTGAGTTTCGGCATTGCCTGCCAGGGGCTGGCATTGACCGGCAACTGGATCGGCATGCCGGGCAACTCGGCCGGCGGCATCCTGCTCCGCAACGGGCCCCAGGGCGTGCAGGTGGCGCGCAACTGCTTCGTCGGTGGCGAGGTGAACAACTGCCTGTCGGCACTCACCGACTCGGTTATCGTCGAAGGCAACCGCTGGAACTTCGCGTCGCGATTGGTTTGCAACCCGAGTGACAACGCGGGGGTACAGCAGCTGGTGATCCCGGATATCGCCGACAGTGTGATGGTGACCGCGGCACCCAGCGGCGTGCAGTCGACGCTTACCTTCAGCCAGGCAAGCGCCGCCGGTACGATCGGGTTCATTCGGGTGACGGCGGGAGGGCATGGCTACACTACCGCCTCCGTCATGGTGGGCGGCAGTGGCAGCGGTGCGGCAGGGCAGGCCGTGATAGCCAACGGTGCGGTGATCGGCGTCGTGATGACCAGCGCCGGCAGCGGTTATGGCGCGATGGGCACGCAGGTGCCGGTGACGATCACTGGCAACGGGACTGGCGCCAGTGCGTTCGGCTACGCCGGGCTGCCGGTGCCGGAGGAGCGACAACTGCTGATCCGCTGCAATTGCAGCGTCAGGTTCACCCGCTCCGGCTCGTGGCCGGTGCAGGAAAACGCTTCGGGCGCGGACCTGACCGTGCCGGCCAATGCAAGCATCATTTGGAGCGGAACCTGGAACACCTGGCGCGCCGATCACTGACGCGCGGTCGTTTCGCTTTTGCGGCTTTTGTGACCGTGCCCCCGGGCATAAGGAGGTTTTTGCATGCCGACGCTGGAGCAACTGCCGCAGGTCGTCGCTGCCAATACTCCTGACCTGGTTCTGCTGGGCCAGAACGGGGAGACATGTGTGGTCAGCGTGGCGACGCTGCTTGAACCGGTGCAGCCGCGGCTGACCTTGGCGAGCGGCGTTCTGCTGGGACGTGCGAGCGTCGGGCCGGGTGGGCCGGAGCCGATCGGTGTTGGCAGCGGACTGGCCATCCAGGCGGGACAACTGGTGCTGGAGGTGCCCCCGCCTGTCGTGACCCCGCCTGTCGTTACCGGCTCGCGCGACGGCAACGCCGGCCTTGCCTCCCTGCTGTCGGCGCTGGCCACGCTCGGGTTGATCGTCGACGAAAGCACGACATAGGCGGAAATGCCAACAGCTCCTTCTCCCGCGCGATACTGGCCGCAACGTTACGAGATATTACCGAAAAGGCAGGACCATGGCTGTCAGCAGGAGCGTGCCATCGCCGGGCGGCGTGGACGCGCAGTACCGGATCAGCGCCCTCGTTGAACCTACGGAATGGTGAAAATGGAACAGCCTTCCGAATGGCTGTTCCCGGCCTTCGCCGCCGTGGTCAGCGCAATTCTTTCGCACGCCTTCTCCACCATCCGCGCGCGCGCCGAATGGCGGCGCGAAGCGGACCTGTTCCGCCACGCGCTGACCCAGCACGAAACCGACACGACGAGCGCCATGAATGAGTTGGCGACGACGAGCCGCGAACACGAGTTGCGGTTCATTACGCTGGAGAAGGACACCAGCATCCTCGATGAGAAGTCAAAGATGCTGGTGTCCAGTTATGAGCTCGAGCAGCGGTTGCAGCCGCTGGCAATCCGCACCGACGAGCTGCGGCGGCGCATCGTCGCCATGGAGGACCAAGTGTTCGGCTATAATCTGGATGGCGCACTGATGTCACCGCACCTGGTGGTCAGACGTGAAACATGACCACCTTTGAGCAGGCATTCGCCATCGTGGTCGGACACGAGGGCGGTTTCGACACGACGCGCGCCGATCCGGGCAACTGGACCGGCGGCGCGGTGGGGCGCGGCGCGTTGCGCGGGACGAAGTTCGGGATCAGCGCGGCGGCCTATCCGGCGGTCGATATTGCCAGCCTGACGGCGGACGACGCGGCTGCGATCTACCGGCGCGACTATTGGGTGCGCATCCGCGGCGACGATCTCTCTCCGGCCCTGGCGCTGCTGGTGTTCGACGCGGCGGTGAACAACGGCGTGCGGCGTGCGGCCGGCTGGTTGCAGGAAGCCGTCGGTGCGGTGGTGGACGGGGAAATCGGCAACGAAACCATCGCGGCCACCAGGCAGGCGGCGACGGAACAGGGCGGCGCAGCCCTGTGCGCCGAGTTCATGGCGCAGCGCCTGGCCTTCATGGCTTCGCTGCCGACCTGGCGGACCTTCGGACTGGGCTGGTCGCGCCGACTCTGCGTGCTGCCCTGGCAGGCAATCCAGATGCAAGGAGCATCATCATGAGCATCGAATGGGACAACCCGGGCATCGTGGCTCTGGTGAGCGTGGCCGGGGCTGTCGCTGTCCGGGAGCTGGCGCCGTTGGCATGGCGGCACGTTGTGGTTCCCGCATGGCGTGGCGTCGTGGCCGGCCTGAGCGCCGCGCGGGCCGGGGTGGCCTGCAAACTGCACCGGGCCGAAACGGATGTCGTGGCGGCTCTGGGCGCGCTGGAAGGCCGCATCAAGGCTGAGATTGCGTCGCTTCAGGGCAACGTGGATGCCCAGGTCAGCGCGGTCCAACAGCGTGTCACCGCGGTGGAGCAGCGGGTCGGCAGGCTCGAAGCCGCGGTCGGAACGGCTGCTTCGCGCCCTTCTCCCACACCCGGGCCGCTCGTGGTCTCCAGCGCCGGCCTGTCGGCTCAACCCCTGGTGGCCGCGGTCTGATGGACGCTCTGGTATCCTTGGCCATCAGCCTGGCCCCCGAACTCGGGAAATGGCTGTTCGGCAGCACCGGCGAAAGGGTTGGCAGCGCGGTTGCGCAGGCGGTGCAGGCCGTGACCGGCACCAGTGATCCCGGAGCCGCGAAGGCAGTGGTGGGGCGGGACCCGCAGGCGGCGGAAAACCTGCGGATCGAACTGGCCAAGATCGCCGCGGCGGAGGAACAGGCGGCACGGCAGGCCGACCTCGACGTCCTCAAGGTGAAGCTTGCCGACGTGGCCGGCGCGCGGGCGCAGGCGGTGGACCTGGCCCGCGCCGGAAGCGGCGTGGTCTGGGGCGCGCCTGCCGTTTCCCTGGTGGTTCTGGGCACGTTCGGCGGGGTGCTGTGGGCCACCATCACGCACGCCCTGCCGCCGGGCAGCGAGACGATCCTGAACGTGCTGCTGGGCATGCTCGGCACCGGATTCGCGGCCGTGTGCAACTACTGGCTGGGCAGTTCGGCGGGCAGCGCGCAGAAGACCGCGCTGCTTGCCATGTCGCAGCCGCCGGCCGCGGCTTCGCCACGGAGTTCGCAGCCATGATCGCCGCTTTTCTGTCTTTGCTGTCCGGCGCGGTCGGCCGGTACGTGGCAATCGGTGCGGTGGCGGTTGCTCTGGCCGGCGCCGCGTGGGGGGGGCTTGCGCTGCACGACCGTGCCGTGCGGGCCGAACTGTTGGCCCGGCAGCAGGCGGCGGCAGCGGTGCAGGAGAAACAGCTTCACGCGGCTACCGTCGCCGCGTTCGGTCGCCTTCTGGCCGACCAGCAGACCGCGGTCGCCCACGACGCCCAAACCCTCCAGGAGATCGCCAATGCTCCCGCTACCACGGGCTGTGCCGGCAGCCCTGCTGTGCGGTATCATGTAGCAGCCGCCACCAGAAGACGGTTCGATTACGGAAGAATGCCGTCTACCATCTCCTTCGTTGGCTTTCAGAAGGGGAGCGGGGATGGCCGAGATGCATGTGATCGGCGC